GCCCTCTGATGCCATTTTCTGTAGAATTAAATCTTCAGCAGAGGCGGGGCTTACGAACATTTACACAGATCTAACACTTGGACAAGTAGATGAGTTTAAGGGATTAGGTTATAAAGTAGAATATAATGAATGGGGCAGGAATTATAAAATTGAATGGAAATGACCCGCCTCATTACATACGCCGATGCCAACATGACCTTGGCCGCTGAAATATGCCACTATAGTGCATTGCAAAATAATGTTCATGAGGCAAAGATGTACGGGCCTAAAGATATTGACGCTAAGTTTTATAAGGCTAACAAGGCGATACTGGACGCTCCACGTGCCGGTTACTGGTTGTGGAAACCATACCTGGTCGACCGGGAGCTGCAGAAGATGAAAGACGGCGATTATCTGATTTATTGTGACGCTGGCGTTGAGATCGTCAACAACATCAACCACATTATAGACCGCATGACCGGTGATATTTGGCTGTTCGGCAATATGTGGCAACATGTGCACTGGTGTAAGGCGGATGTTATAAATGCAATTCTGCCAGACTTTGACGAGGACAGCAGACAAGCTCAAGCCAGCGTAATTGTTGTCAGAAATACCGACCCAGCAAGGAAGTTTATTAAGGAATGGCTAACATGGTGTTGCGTGCCTGGGTTAATTGATGATAGCGAAAGCGAGGCAATGAACTCAACTGAGTTCAGGGAGCACCGCCACGATCAGGCCATATTGACCTGTTGCGCTATAAGAGACAACATGCCGCTGCACTGGTGGCCTGCAATGTATAACGGTGGTAATTTTATCTACGAGAAAACTGGCTACAATGACACCTATCCTGTATTGTTCCACCACCATCGTCTTAGAAACAGCGACTTTACCGCAACTGATGACCTTAACCGACACATGCAGAAGTATTTTAAATCAAAATATTCGTTTGTATGAGTGAGCATAATATAAAGGGTGCTGTTTTCGCAATGCTGAACGACGAGGGTGTTTATGAACTATACTCGCCAGACGGTCACCCAATCAAAGGGCTGAATACTACGATAAGAATCACACAGAACGCGAACGACCTTGATAAAATTGTAATTATAGGCATTGTCAATGTAGTGAGAGATAAAGACGAAATGCATAAAATAATTAATCAATGAGCAAAATTTCCCTCAACGAAAACTCTCTCGCCGCATGGCAACAGCAGGATCTGGAACATATCCGGTATGAGTATGACCTGAATCCCACCAGTAGAATCATTGACCTGGGCGCATATAAAGGGGAATGGGCGAACGAATTACACAACCGATATGGGTGCAAGGTGGTTGTAGTTGAGCCAACAGAGTACATTAATGACTTCCGAAACGGTGTCATTGTAAATAAAGCGGCTGGTACCCATACAGGTAAAATGTCTTTCGGCGGCCGCGCATATTATACTAGCGCATTCGAAACCGGCGATCATGAATATGATTGCATAGATATCAATAAGCTAATCGAACAATACGAATACATTGATTTATTGAAAGTGAATATAGAAGGCGCCGAATATGATGTGCTTAATCACATTATAGGTGCTGGATTGCATCACCGAATCAATAACATTCAGGCGCAGTTTCATCAGATTGAAGGTGTGCCGCATGAGCAATGGTATAAAGAACTTGCGGAGAAGTTGAGCGAAACACATTCGCTTACATGGCACTATCCTTTTTGTTGGGAGAACTGGCAAGCAAAGGCTTAATTATTGCGTAACTTTCCATAAACATTTTTATGGAACAGACAAGAGAAATTAACGCCACTGTTACTAATGAAGAACTGCAACAGATAGATGCAGGCAAGCAGCCTGATGGCAAACAGCCTGAAGGCAAAAAGGTAGACAAAGCCGAGATCATAAATATGATCAGCCAACTACCAATTAAAGAAAGGTTAGATCTTATTCGCGATTTGCAAACCGCTGCCGGCGCTGATGCCAATTCGTTCAGCCTGGGTCAGGATGGTAATACAAGCCAGTATGATACTTTAAGGGACGGGTATCAGAAGAAGGCAAAAGAGGCTGAAGAGAAGCAGCCGCAAGAAACTAAGTAACTGTACGCCCCTTAATAGGGGCTTTTTTATGACTATAAACCATTCACATGTTGTCATTTTATAACAAGTACGCAAAGGATGAAGTCTATTCGCAAAATGGTGAGGAGGGTATATTGGTGGAAGTAATGAAGCGCCTGAAGATTGAGAAGGGGCAGGCGGTCGAGTTTGGCGGCCACAACGGCAAATACCTTTCTAACACCGCCCTATTGATTGATCATGGATGGTCTGGTAAGTTCATTGAGGCCGACTACGATTTATGGGAACAGTGCTGTAATAACTGGACCGGCAACGAACGGGTTAAGTCAACCTGCAGCATGGTGAATCCTGGTAATGTGAATGCTTTTGTCGATGAATCATGTGATGTGGTGAGTATTGATGTAGACGGGATCGACTACCAAATATTCCAGGCCATGGAAGCAAAGCCCAAAGTAGTGATCATTGAAATTGACAGTAGTATTCCACCGGACGCCGACCGGTTCAACAGTGCAGGCGGCGCCGGTTATTTACCTATGGTAAAACTGGGCTTGTCGAAAGGTTACTTTCTGCTGGCCCATACTGGTAACCTGGTATTCATTGACAAGAAGTATAAGAAGCTGTTTCCCGAGATCAAGGGTGACGGCTTGAAGAACGCGGAGGAATATTTTAGGACAAATTGGTTAAATGTTGCTGTATGATAAAAAGTAACAGAATGGGAAAGGTTAAAATATCTATTCAGCTTATCAATGACTTGCCTGAAGCTGTACAATTGGTAATGTCTGTTTTTATTCCATTAAAGGCTGATATATTCCCAGAAGGCTGGATTGAGTATATAGGCATTTGTGAACAATTTGAAGTACGAAAAGAAGGATTTGTTACACCTCAATACGATTTTGATATTGTTCAGAATGATGGGAAGTTTTCTATTAAAGAAATAATCAAAGTATAATGAAAGGCTACTGCACAATGACCTCCATCGGAAACTACGGCCGTTTTGCTAATATGCTGTTCCAGGTGGCCGGCGTTATCGGCGTCGCTCGTAAAAACGGATTACAACCTGTTTTCAGGCCCCTGGTCAACCTCGATCACAAAGAACGCTTTGGCAGCAATGAGGACATCGATGTGTTTAAATACTTTAAGAACCCGCTACCAGCTATGCCCGACGGCATTCAGTGGCGTGACAAACCAGTAGACTGGGGTTATAATGATGTAAGGTTAGGCCCCGGCAATTGGAACCTTTCAGGGCACTTTCAGTCTTTCAAATATTTCGCGCACTGCTTTGATGAAGTGAAATGGTATATGCGGATGAAAGATGAGCGACCTTTAAAGGATTGCGTGGCCTTGCATTCGAGAAGGGGCGACTACGATAATGCCTACCACCCGGTATTAGGGCTGGATTACTACGCCAAAGCTATTGAAGCTTTCCCTAAAGACGCAAAGTTTATACTGTTCTCTGACGATGTAGAGGGTGCAATGCAAATGCTATCAGGTTATAAAGACCGGATCATCCCAACAGACTATGGGATGGATTATATCGAATCTTTCAAACTCATGAAAGCCTGCCGGCACTTCATCATTGGCAATAGCAGCTTCAGCGCAATGGCGGCTATATTAGGCGAGGCAAAAGATAAGCGGGTGATAGCCCCGGCGCCCTGGTTTGGCCCCAAGTACACTAAGATAACCGGCAAGGATATCTATTGCGATGACTGGACGGTGATAGATTATGAACAGCAAAACGTAACTGCATGAGTGAAATTGAAGTATGGAAGTCGGTAGTTGGCTATGAAGGGTTGTACGAAGTGAGTAATTTCGGTCGGGTAAAGAGAATTGCTCCAGCTAGGGGCACACAGGTTGGGCATATATTCAATCCAGCGCCTGACAAGAAAGGTTATTTAAGAACCAGATTAACCAATGTGAATGGGCAAGCTAAGACCGTCAAGGTTCATAGAATAGTTGCACAGGCATTCCATGAAAACCCGCTCAACTATCCTGAAGTAAATCATAAAGACGCGAATAAAAGAAATAACTATGCATATAACCTTGAGTGGTGTACAGGATTACAGAATAGCCGACATGCTGCCGAAAACGGGCTATTAAAAGGAAGTTGGACGGGAAAGTTTGGTGCTAGTCATAATAGAAGTATATCGTTAAAAGCCCAGAACATAGACACTGGCGAGGTTAAGATAATTCAGGGTATTAATGAGGCATCACGGATACTAAAAACAAACTCACCTGCAATTTGGCGTGTGTTAAAGGGTGAGTATAAACATACAAAACGATGGAGGTTAGAGTATGCACAAGCTTAGAGTATTATGGAATATACATCTGTATCCAAAGATCCACAACTGCGGCTCGGAATACTACGCCCATCACATCAATAAGTACCTGATATCAAAAGGCCATGAGGTTCGCGTGGTGCTGCAGCAGGCGAAGATGCATAATGTGCTGGTTCCTTATAATATTGATGGCGTCGAGGTAATGGGGCCGTTGGGGTCTACAGATCAATTCTTATGGGCAGATATAATTCTTACTCATTTGGATTTTACCCACCACACTATTGGCATTGGGGATGCCCTCGGAAAACCGGTTGTTAACGTCATACACAACTCACACCCTTATGAGTGCATTAAAGGCGCCAGGCGTAACAACTTCTGCATCTACAACAGCAACTGGATTCAAAAAAAGCTTAACTACAACTGGCCATCAATGGTATTTACACCACCTACCGACCACCGTTATTATGACTTAGGGAAGTTTCCACGTGAAAATGAATATATAACCCTGATCAACCTTGATGAAAATAAGGGCGGTTTTATCCTGCGTAGATTAGCGGAGGCTATGCCTGATAAAAAGTTTTTAGCAGTGAAAGGTAGTTACAGCGAGCCTCATTACTTCGGGCAGGCATCCAATTTCCCACCCAATGTTAAAGTTATCCCTAATACACCTAACATATTGGAAGTGTACGCACAGACGCGTATTTTGCTCATGATGTCCCGTTATGAAAGCTGGGGTATGACTGCGGCCGAAGCAATGTGCAATGGTATACCGGTTATTTGTACACCTACGGAGGGATTGAAAGAGAACTGTGCTGACGCTGGCATTTATATACCTGGACGTGAGCAACCGGAGCGAGATAATAATAATGTCATTACAAAAGACGACCGCGATACCTATGATATTTCGTACATTGTGAAACAAATAAACAAGCTGGACAACGACAAGAAATATTACAAAGTAGTGAGTGATAAATGCAGGCGCCGAAGCCGTGAACTTGACCCTCTGCAAAAGCTTGGTGAAGTGGAATCGTTTCTTTTCAATGCCGTTGCCAGTAGCAGACCGCAACATCAGCCAAGGAGGATGAACTACATATGACCTACTTACCCCGCCATAAGGATAACGCAATACATGATGTGCAATTCGATGAAACGGGCGCAGTGGAGGTTATTACACTCACTCAGCTTAAGGCGCACTTGCAAATTACCTATACAGATGATGACACTTATTTAACTGATTTAATCATAGCCTGCCGTGCGGCATTGGAACAATTCTGTTGCATCAGCCTTGTTTCGAAAACAATTACCTTATTCGCTGATTTATATTGTGAAAGAGAATTGCCTTATGGGCCTGTAGTGTCGCTCACATCTGCATCATTAAAGACTGGTACAGGCGAGTATACAACGCAGACGGTTGCTGATGATTATGAGCTTGATGGGATTACTAACGGGTTTCAAATCTTCAGACCATTTGCGTCAGGCCGCTGGAAGTTGGTGTACGCTGCTGGATATGCTGTGGCAAAGGTACCTAAAGATTTAATACTCGACCTTAAGCGTATCTGCGGTTACTGCTACGAGCATAAGGGCGATGAGCCATTAACAAGTTTGCAAGGCGGTCAGCAACGACCTAAAGGTTTGGATGAAGCATTGGAATTGTTCGCCGCACGACATAGGAGGTTGCAATGGCTGTAACTAATCCGCATATTGGCAAACTGAGGCAATCGGGCCAGTTGCAAATTAATACGCCTACACAGCAAGGAGCCGGCTTTAAAGATAGCTTCAGCACATTGCTTACCTGTCGCGGAGATCTCACTAAAATGAGAGGCAGTCGGGGGTTAAACAGCGCGGAAGTGAATATCAATGCAGTGTGGGAATGGGTATGTCGGTATCAATCAGCTATTGCAAATGTTACAAATAAGAAGTCAATTCGCTGGATAATTGATGGCAGGACGTTCAAGGTAGATAATTACGAGTTGATTGATCAGAAAAAAAGATATTACAGGTTTACCCTCCTGGAAAATGAATAATGGCTGGATTATCATTAACAATCGCCTTCTTTTGGGAAGAACACCCCGGTGATTGCAGCCGGTGTAAAGTGTGTAAAGAGGATATATACCTTAAGAAGTATGTAGGTGTGCTGCAAGCTGGAACCGAAAGGGTAGAATTGGAAGGAGGGCTGTGTGAAGC